TTTGAGCAATTTTCAGGACATTCAATAAAGTAAAACCCAACGACTTGCACTGGATTTGTATGTGTATGTTGCTCCATTAGTGAGTGTTTATGGTGTTCTTGACACCACATAGACTCAATAACAGTACTCATTTGTTGCATCTTATAACCCTGGTTAAACAAAATAAACCAAGATTGATTGCCTACAAATTGAATAAACTCAGCCAAACGCGGATCAGCATATATGTTGTTAGTCATCCTAACAGGATATATTTCATCCAGCTTTTCGTTAGCTTTGACAATTGCAAGGTGCTCGTCAGTAACAGCTTTGACGGCATCTAAAAATTCTGGCTTTTCTTTTGAATAAACAACAGACGTGAAGTAATGCCCAACATCTAATGAATGGGTTAAAATTGGAGCTTCTGGTTTTGCGTTACACATTGGTTCATTTTTAGGTTTACGTTTTGATTTTCTCATTATCCACCCAAAACAGCAAGGGCACGCTGAGTTAATTCAATACGTTCATTAAGTCCAAAAGTGCCACCATTAATGCGCTTTGTCAAGCCTTCCCAATTCTTGGCCTCTGCCAATTCATTACATCCGTGGGTCTTCCAAAACCATCCTCCAGATAAAGCGGCGTACATTGGAAGTGCAACTTGTTGCGGGTCTTTTGTAAAGTCTTTGTTTACAGCCTGACTAAAATGCCAGTAATTATCGTGTCCAGTCAACTGTATGCACCCACGGCCGTGATAAAGCCAGCCATCTCCGCTTGCCTCGTCCCGATTGCCCATACGATTAGAGTAAATCCTGTTAGCAATCTTGACTGGATTACCAGCATAAAGCGCTATTTCTTCAGGTTTAAACTTATGCCCAAATAGTTTTTCAAGCGTTGCGGCTTTGTAATTTAGGTTTTCTTCTAACGTTTTAAACTTGTTGCATTCGTGGGAGCATTGGCCAATAAAAGCGGCCTGTTTGTTAAGATCGTCTATGCCAAAAGTTGCAAAAGTAGTGGTAAGTGGCTCAGACCATTCTGAACCAATCCCAAGGGCGTGGAGCTTTTCTGGGCTGATCATTTGACCCCCTTGTTTACCGTTTCTCTGACGCTGTTGTATTGCTGGATACAGGCGTTGAGGGAGAGGATGGCTGTGTCGCCGTCTGTTGCGATGGCGATAAGCTCTTTGACAGTCTGTCGCTCAGATTCGGATTCATTGGTTGAATTTCCAGGCTGAGAGGCGGTACTTGAATTGGCTGATACACCACAGGAGGTTTGAGGTAACCGCAACTCGCCAGAGTCAGCGCGAGCATTAAGACTAGATTGCTGGGTTTTAATATCATCTTTCGCCTTTCTTAGAGCAGTCGTTGCGGTTGCAATTTTCTGGTTTAACTCTGCTTCTTTTGCGCGAGCTTCGCCATTAAGTCTGATAATTTCTGCTTGATCTTCGTCAACACGTTGTTGATAGCCTGCATGATGTCCATAAAAGTACACTCCTATAAAAGTTGCAATAGCTCCAATAATAACCCAGGGATTAAATAAACTAAACATTTTCTGCCCTCGCTTGTGCCATACGCTCACGCTCATGATCTGCCTCTAAAACAGGACCGCTGGTAGGCGCTGGGGGCGCTGTCCAACCCGTGGCTGGACCCATAACAATTTCTTTAACAGGAGGAGCTACATAAGCATCTTTGCCAGATTTAACGTTGTTCATCATAGCGGTAGCCTCATTTGTTAAGCCTTTAGTCATAATGCCGCCTATGCCTCCTACGATAAGAAGCACAATGTCATTAAGCATCTTGGTAAATGCTTGATCAATTGGAGCCATAGCCTTGATTGGCTGAGACACAAACATTACGCTATATATTAGGGTAACTACTATGAAAAATAGTATCAGTGTTACCACAACGATAACAAAAGACCTTGTACGGGCTTCTATTTCATCGGCAGTTAGTCGTTCCTGATTGGGGTTGGGGGTTAACAGGAGCAGTAGTAATTCCTTCAATTTTCTTCTCCAATACAGGTGCAACTAAATATTCTGGACAATCTTGGGTGAACTCACAACGTGGATGCTGACACTGAGGCGCACCAAAGTTATCAGGATCTTGGCAAAAATAGCGGTAACGGTCTTGACACCCCGCTAATAATAAAATCAATAAAGCGCATATTCTCATTCACTTTTTTCCTTTTGCCGTTCCATTTCTTTCTTCAGCTTTTCAATCCGCTTTATGTCTGCCTGCAACAATATGCGCTCTTGACGCACATCCATATACAAAAGACCTAGAATGGGAAGCACCAGAACAAACAACAACGCCAATATGATTATCGTTATTACATAGGCCCAGTCATTACTTTTATTGCCCACATCAGCCCCGCCATATAAATTGCAACTATTATCACCGCTATAGTCGAAGCTGTCCTAAACCAAATTTTATCAGCCAGTTCCCTCTCCCTCGCTTCAATCTCTCTTCTTTTCTTGAACATAGCTTGCTTAGCAATAGCTTGTTCATTTGCAATTGTGCCAATCATTTTGTTCACACGGGTGTATAAATCTTTCAGTTCTGGAGGAACGTGGTAGACCATATACTCCCTTAGTTCTATGCTCATCTCTTCCATTTGTGACATGGCTAGAACCCGTTGAATTGCTCTTTCAGTCTGATCCCCAGTTGGATCGTAGACCGTCTTTGACTTTAACTCTTCTTCCTCAATGTGATCTTTCAGTGCATTGTATGCTTTATAGAATGCTGTGATTTGTTTTCCTATCTCCGCATATACCGCTGGTGCATTAAACTCCTCGGCTTGTTTCTTTTTCTTTTTTATTTCTGGGGCGGCTTTTACTTCTTCCTTTGGAGGAGCAAAGAGATTTGCAATCCATCCAAATATTCCTGTAACTTCCTTGCCAATAGCTTTGACCTCATTGGCAGTTTTGATAACGTCTTTAACAACTGCCTGTCCCTCACGGAACATTTCGCACCCTTGCTTGACAAGCTTAAGGGCAGTACTGGCGGCCGCAATGAGTGTGAATGGATCAATGTCTAACCTTTAGATTTTTTCTACCCAAGCTTTTGTAGCTTCATCCCAAGTGTAGATTTTTCCATCTGTTGGGTAAGGTGTAGGTGCTGTCCAGATCCATGTAGGAGCACTGATCGTCCATGATGGATAAGGTTGGGGCGCATGGAATACATCATTCGTTTTATCGTATGTGTAACCAATTCCTGCGTAGTTAGCCCTTAGAGCCACACCACCATCAGGTTGTCCATCAGCACCATAGTGAACACCGCCACGAGTGTTATACGATGTCTGCACAAAATTATTGGGGTCGCCAAGTGCTCCCGTTGCAATAAAATCCTCTTCAGCAACAATTACCTGCACCACTAACCCATTTTCAATTTTCGCAAAGTGGCTCATAATATTTCTCCTTGAAATTCAAATGTGTGATTTTTGTGAGTTTTTCGTATTTTTTTAGCGCATGAATAAACATGCGCCCTACAAAACCCAGCGGCTTCAATTTCTTTGGCTCCAGCCAAAATCATTGTATTGCCATTCTTAATATTTTTGGCAATTACGATGTGTTTAAGCATGTGAGAACTTCTTCCAATTCTGCCAAACATTGCGTTTTTTTCTCCACTTGTTTGAGGTCTTTTACGTCCTCGAAGTTTGTCAGCAACAATTTTGGCAACCTCTGGATTTCTTGTTGGGCATCGTTCGCTTCTACGTTGACATTCTTCTTCTGAATGTTTAAAGCCAACCGTCCCATCGCCTCCATAAGTCAGGTTGTATCCATTTGGGGATTTTGTGTTCATCTCTTTGATAAGCAATTTTTCAATCAAACAAGCATCTTCCCAAGAATAAGCATCGGCTATATGACAAAAATCAAAATTGTCAACGCCATATTTTTTTATGGCATTATGCAAAGCAATGCACCACCCATCTGCTTTTTTGTGGTCACGCCATCTCCTATCCAAATTATTGGATATACCGACATATTTTTTGCCATCGGTTTTATTGGTGATAGTGTAAACCGCAATTCTCACATCACCTCGCATTCGCAAACTTAAAAGCGGTCTCGGCAAAACAAGCGTAGATGTATGTGCCGCCAGATGCGTTTGTTGTAACGCTTGTATCTCGGTTTTTAAATCCGTTAGACAAAATATCGATGTAATTTCCTTGTACTTCAGCGGTTGAACTATTTGGGAATAAATCGTTTTGCGTTACGTTGTAAGTGTCTCTTGATGTGTCCCAAATAATCCAATTTGCAGTAGTGTCTGTTCTTTTTATCATGACCCAACGTGGTCTAAAATTGGTGAACACAAATGGCCCATCTGTAGAACCATTGCCTGTATAACTACCAAATTTGCTATATCCTGGTATTTGTGCCCAACAGTAGGCAACAAATGTTTGTCCTGATTGATTACTACCTGCTTTAGTACCTATGCTAAATACAGAACTCGTAGGAGAGGTGCTATTCCATTGCAAATCACCCGTGGATACTGCCGCTGTCGTATCCAAAATCATCACGTTAGTTGCGGGATTTGCAAGACCTGAGTGATAAACAACCCAATCGTTAGTTGTTGATCTAACTTTCACAATCATCATGCTAGGCGCTACACCCAACCCATGTCCTACAGTCGCATTAGCACCTGTACCCGTATAAGTAACAACACTAAATCCTGCCGTAGCATTAACACTTACAGTAGATGTTATAGAGCCGTTAGTATTAGAGGATGATGTTCCTCCTGCTTTCCATTGCCAACCTACATAGGTTACGCCACTTACATTAATAATTGCCGCAGAATCGCTTCCAACGCTATATCCATTTGAATTGAATGAAGTTAAAGTAGTACCGTTACTTCCCTCTGCAAAAGTGCCGTTAGAGTAAAGGGCATTTCCAACGCCACGAACAGAATCAAATAAGCCATGATTATTTGAAACGCTTCT